GGCCTTGCCGCAAGGCGGGCATACGGGTTCATCATTGGGAACGCACCCCACGTCTCATTGCGAGTGGGTGTTGTGAGTTGATACATCAGTCCTCCTGACGGACTCACCACCAGGCAGGGTTGCCCCTGCCCAGCAGTCAATCAATCTAGTTGATCGAAGCAGCAGACTCGATGCGATACAGAGCCGCCTCACGGAGACGGTTGAATCCACCGAAGTAGTACCAACCGATGGTGCGGAAACGACGGAGTGCGTCGATCTCTGGACCGATAACGGTGGTGATGTCCTGTGCCATAGCCTCAGCGAGAGCCTCACGGCCTGCGATGACAGCCTTGTAGACAGGGATGCTGTTGCTGTTGTTTGCGAATGGAACGCGTGGGGTCTCAACGATGAACGCACCTTCGATAACGCCGACAGCGCCAGCGACGAATGGTGTGCGCTCTACGTACTTGGTCAACTCCTGGAAGCCACCAGTACCCGACTCTGCACGAAGATCGGCAGACTGACGTGGGTGTAGGTATGCAGCATAGAGTTCTCCGATACGTGGGAGAGCCTTGTTGGTTCGGAGTTGAACGACAGCCTCGCGGATGTCTGCAACTCGGATAACATCCGAGGATGTGATGGAGTTGGTGCTTGTTGCGGTGGTGCCAGCATAGATAACGTTGGTACCAGCGGTGAGAACACCAGCGACAACCTGGTCGATTGAATCTGCCGCGTTGTAGGCGATGATGTTAGCAAGAGCTGCATCAACGTCATTGAACGAGGTGAGGTTCAACTTCTTGGTTGTGGTTACGGCAGAGCCGTACTCCTGGAGTGTAACGGTAACCTGTGATGGGTTGCCGAGTGCGATTGAGGAAACGTCAGCAGTCTCGGTCAAAGTGCTGGTTGCAGCATTGAGGTCCGAGTAGATGGAGAAGACAACTGACGATCCTGGCATTGCTTGCTGGACAGGCTTGACATCAGCAATCGCTCGCATTACTGGAATGGAGCGGAGCGCCATACGGACATACTGATCGTATGCCGCCTGGACTAGATTGCCAACGGCAACTGTACCAGTTGATGTACCCTCAGGTACTGCCATTGTATTGCCTTTCGTTTAGGATCGGGTTAGAGTCCAGAGTTCCTAATAATCTCATCCAGCTCTTCTGGCGTTTGAGCGTTCATCAACTTAGTCATAATCTCAGCGCCTCGATCTGGAGTAAATCCAGAGTCAGCAGCGTTCGTAAGTTTCTGATACGCCTTAGCCTGAGCGGGGTCGACATTAGGCTTCTGGGTTTCGGCTGAAGTCTCAAAGCCGAACACGTCGGCATAATCGGTCAGCCATTTAGATACAGACTCTTCAGTTGGGTCTATATCCGATGGGATAAATGCAGCAATTTTCTGATTTACCCCGCGACTTGCGAGGGCATCCTTGATTGCTCTTTCACGGCTTGCCTTGTTCAAGGACTCAAACTGGGAACGTAGTTCCTGCAGTTCCTTATCCTTTTGCTTGGCTGCCTTGCGTAGTTGCTTTACAAGGTCAGACGAATCCGTTGTGAAATCGTCCTCATCCTCGTAGTCGTAGTTGGACATAGGTCCTTCTCCCTTGGTTGTAGTTGCGTAGGCCTCATACGGTTTGGGGAACGCCGTATGGCTCCTACTACTGGTCTTGGTGTCGCTCTGCTAGGCCAGTCGTTCTAGCAGCAGGTCTATATTCCGCCAGCTCTATCTCGTGCCAGCGCTCCTTGAAGTGCGCCAGCAGAGCCAGCAAACGCTGAACGTTCACGTGCAGTGACACGCTCGCGTCGACGCCTTGCTTCTGCAGCGCCTGTCGTACCAAAGATTTCTGCCTCGGCCTGCTCTTGACCGTATGGCAATTCTCTGAAGATGGATGCAAGTTGACCACCGCGTCCTGCGATTCCAGCAACCTCTTGGAATCCAGCGCGAGCTTGTTCTCCAGTGATGCCGAAGCGAGTAAGTTCTTCTGCTCTCGCCCGTTGCGCTGCGATATCTTCTGCTGGTACGCCACCTAATGTGAGACCAGCCTGGGCTGCGCCTGCGCCAATCTCAGCAGCAGTAACCTTGCGTCGAATCTGCTCTAATGCGTTCTTAGGATCGAGAACAAACGCCAACATATCGCCATCCTTGATGGTATCGCCATAGAACTGACGGATTGCATCTCGCACCTGTGGTGCTGCTTCCATCACGCGCTTCTGGCCCAGCGATAGTCGATCCTCTAGTTCAACGGGCGATACGTCGAACTCAATCAAACTCTCAAATGTTGGGTTAGTTCTATTTGTCTGCTTTGCGTAGTAAGCCTCTGGCAGACCAAATCGACGCATCGTGTTAGCGTATTGATCTTCTAGCGCTAGGTATTCAGCCTCGCTAACAGCGCTCAAACCTCTGTCGATGCGACGCTTGATAGCACCGAAGCGACGGTTATAGGCTGGAAGTTTGCGGATTTCTAAACGGACCTCTGCATCAGAAAGGTCTCTGCGAATCAAACCCTCTAGCTGGCTAAAGAACTCTGGGTCGTTGAAGCCATAGCGACGGAACTCATTAGGCAAGATAGCGAAAGCCGAGTTCATACGACTTTGCTTTTGAGCGATGCTGTTTTCGTGAGCCAGCATTGCTGCTTCTGTATCAAACTCTCTACCGTCAGATGCCCTGTAGATTCTAGGAACTGCTCCACCACCAGCGCCAGCGCCTCCAGCGGGTGCGTTCCTCGCTGCCTCTAGTCTTTCCTTCGTTGCTGCAGCACGAGTCTTTATGTCGGCAAGACGTGTCTTGATTCCCGCTGATCGTTCTGCTCGTGTTTGGGAGCTACCTTGTATTGACATAGTTACCTCACAAATCCAAAGTCACGGAGCAGGTTCTCGGTAAGATTTGACATCTCGGTCCTAGCGTTCTCGGTGTACTGCCAGCGCTCATCTTGACGAAGAGCTTTGCGGAAGTCATAGAGATTCATTGGCTTCTCACCACCGATGACACCCTTAGAAGCAAGATCATTGAGGGTAATTTTCTCTTCGGGCAACTCAAGGATGGTAGCCATTGTCTTCTTGAACGGTGAGTAGATGGTCTCTAGGTCTACACCCTGATCGAGAAGCGCTCTGGTTCTATCGTCTAGGTTCCAGGCGTTCTGTGCAGTCTTGCGGATGATGTCCTTGAATGTTTCAATCGACTCGCCCTGGGCAATCCTACTAAGCCAGGTATCCTTAGATGTGGAGAACTGGGTATCGAAGTCAATACCGTTGGCTGCTGCGATATCTCGCAGAGTACGGATGTTGATACCAGCCTGACCTGTGTAAAGGTTTCCACCGCCAAACTTACCTGCACCAAGGACTGCTTCACGAATCTTGGTGGCGTCGCCTTCATTGGCATAGTCATAAAGATTTTTGGCAACGATTGTTGCAGTGGTGTCATCCAACTGAACACCCTGCGCTCTGGCAGTATTCTTGACCGTAGAGATAACACTGCTAAGGCCCCGACCATACTCACTGGTCTTATTGAGTTCATCCAAAGCTGCTTGGTAATTAGGATCATCGGTCTTGAGAGTCTTGACAAGATCGTCATACTGGCGCTTGTAGAACCCACGCTGACGGATAGGACCTGCGTTGGACTTCCACCAGGTTGTGTTCTCTAGTTCACTAAGGAATCGTGCTGGTTCATAGTCATCGGTTGGGTCTCCAACCTTGCCGATAGCCCTCTTGAGAAGTGTCTGAAGTTCTGGGTTGGTTCTGAAGACTTCATCAATGCCGCCATATTTGCTCTTGGCGTCCTCAAGGACTGATTCAATGGTTTCGGCTGGGACTTCTTCCTGCTTCTTACCACCTTTACCACCCTTGCCACCAGTGGTTACTCCCGCTGCTGTTGTACCCCTGCCAGCGGTTGGCGTAGTTGTGGTGGTTGGTGTGGTCGTAACAACTGGCTTTGTGGCAGTGGTAACGCTTGGCGTTACTACGGTAGGTGCGGCAACTGCACCGCCAGTACCAGGGACCGCACGACCACCGCGAACCTCTGGTGGTCCAAAGGATGGCGCTGCCTGAGTAGGTGCTACCTTGGCGGCAGCCTCAAGGCTGGTAATGCTTTGACGTACAGTGGTCTGACGCTTCCTTAGATCATCAATCTTCTTATCGGAAGACTCGGTTGATCGACCAGCATCTGCATCGCGCTGACGCTTCTGTTGCTCTTGTTGCAACTCACGCTGAGTATTTGCATCATCCTCACGGGCAAGAGCTAAGTTGCGCTCGCTGCGAAGCCTGTCGAGTTCATCTCTGGCTCGATCCCTGTTTGCCTTGGCTTGGTTGTACTCTGCGCTACCAGGTTGGGACATATCCATATCAACCTGGAAGCCTTCAACCTCTTGGTAGGCTGCATCTATCGCATCTTCAACGCGCTTGATTTCCCTGTTCTTAGCCTTGGTTGGCTTGGCTGTTTCAACCACCTTATCGCCAAGGTTGTAGAACTTTCCATCCTTGATAAAGCCAACCCATTGATTGGTTTCGTTATCTATAACAATGTCGACAAAACCAAGTGGGATACGCTTGTCGAATCCTGGATTGATTACGTTTGCTGTACGGGTATTAGTGGGGCGCTCTGCCATTACGACACACCTAACGCTTGCTTGAAGGTGTCATAGAAGCTGAAGATTCTGCGAGTCTTAGCCTCATCCGTACCACCAAGTTGCTCATAAAGGAAAGCCTGAGTGTCCATACCTGGACGCTGGGTTACCGTAGTTACACCTCCAGCAGTGGACGTGACAGTCTGGCTCATATTCTCAACCTTGTTGAGTTCCTGACGAATCTTCTTTGCGTAGCGTCGGGCCTCATCCCTAGAAGCGCCACGACCGAGCAGGTCCTTGTATACCTCATCAATACTGCGCTCTAGTGCCTCATCGGTTGGATCGACGCGGTAGCGGGTTGTCTGTGTTCCGCCAGCGCCTTCGCCTCTAATAGACCTATCACGTAAGTACTTGGTAAGGTCATAATCGCCAGACCTAAAGAAGTCTGGGTCTGACTGACCGAGGTCACGGACCTCAAGATCAAACTCGTCGTAAGCCTGAATCAACGCATCACGGACGGCGACGTTGTACTTGCCAGTAAGCGGTACTCTAAATCCAGCATCTCTCAAAAGTTGAGCAGTAGCACGACGTTGCTCTTCAGGCATATTCCTGTAGTCACGAGCAATCTGGTCTGGTTGAACAACCTGGACGGCAATGCTCTCTGGGTCTGGCATCCCACCCGCAAACTGAGGTGGTCGGGAACCGACGAAAGTGGCAGATGTGATTACGCCTTGGTTTGCTGGGCGATTATACTGTGCGCCACTTAGTGCTGGGTCCTGGATGGACATACTATCCTTCCCTCAAGAAGTTACTGAAAAGAACATCAAACACGCTTCTGGCGTTTGCGTCTGTATTGGCAATGTCTTTCAACTGGCTGATGGTTCCCTCGCGGAGCAAGTCACGCGCTGCGATATCAGACTCAGACCTTGAGTTATAGACCGTATCAATCTGGGTCTTGTAGTTCTCATAGATGCTTATCATCTGACGAACCTTGTTTGCGGCATCCGTCCTAATCGGCTCAGTCCCAAGCAGGCGCTTGAGATCGGTGTATGCTGCCATACGCTTGACGTTGTTAGCTGCGGAGGAAGCAAACTCTTCCTGCAGAAGTGGACGTGTAGCCTTGAAGTCCCTGCTCCAGGCATCCCATACTTCCTTGACGCGACGCTTCTCAGCATCGGTACGGGCCATCTCTAGTTGCTCTTCGTACCTGTCGCGTTCTGAGTAGTAGAACTGCTTGGATCGAGATACGAATACTTCACGAAGGAAGTCACCTACTGGCTTGGACTCACGGTATCCGTTGTCCTTGAGGAACTCGTAGGACTCCCAGGTAAAGGTTCCAGACTGTGGGATAAAGAATGATGCACCTTCTGGGTACTTATCAATCAAACCTCTATTGGCTTCAACCCAGTTTGCTGCCTCATTGCTGGTCTTGAACTGTGCTTGAAATGCTGGCTCAGACTCGTTGACCACATATGGAACTTGGTCTGGATAGAACTTCACCCAGTCTGCCATAGCAGACCCGACGGGATTGGGGTCGCCTTTGGCTGAGTATTCTTCGATGAGCTTAGTGAAGACCTGCTTGAAATTGACTCGACCATTATCACGAACCCAGTCAGCCATATCAGACTTGAGTGTTGTGGTAGGTGATGCTGGTGATACGAATCCAAGAAGGAATCTTGCTCCAAGGATGGTTGCAATGGTTGTTTTGAGACGCTTCTGGTAGGTAAGAATCTCGCCAGGTGTGGCATCTGCCGATGGTGTGTGACCGCCAGCCTCAAGATAGGTAACCGCCTTGCGGAAAGCAGATGCGTACTGGCTATCGCGCTCATCTCGATCTAGCGCACCAATCGCTCTATTGACGTGTCCTGGAAGTATGGCGCCAAAGAATGACTGCTGCTCACCAATCTCACCGAGAACGTAACGTTCAGTAAGGGCAATTTCTTTACTTACGCGTGAGATGAATGGGATAGTCGACTCAGCAAAAGCACCAGAGATTCCGTAAATAGTCTTCATCGTCAGGCCAGCAAGTGGCCCAGAAAGGGTTGGTAACCACGACTCAGGGTTTGCAGACGGAGTAAGCATACGGATACTTGATCCAAACTGCAGTGGCATTGGAGTAACAAACTTATCGCCTAGACCAAAAACACTAAGAGCCTTGTTCATTGCTGCATAGACTGGCGCTACGCCTGGGTAGATGAAGTATGGCTCACCTTGGTCATCTCGCTGGACGAATCCTGAGTGTGAGATTCCCTCATAAGTCAGTGCAATCTTCTGTAGACCCTCTGGGTTGTACTTGATAGTACGACCAAGGCGGCGGTATGCGTCTTCGGTAGCACGATAGAAACGTGCGAAGTTACGCATTGACCAGGCCATCTGAGTACGAACCGCTGGGTTATCAACAAAAGCCAGAACACGCTCTACTGCCAAGTCTTGTGACAGTTCGATAACGCGACGTGTTGCCTCTTCCTTGCCCACCTTTGCGGTGAGGTCATCAAGGTAACCTTGCAAGTCCTTGCGAATATTCATTGCCGCATCGGTAACAATCTGGTCACGCGAGAAACGTGCGTTAGCATCTCCCAGTTTATCCCAGAGCCAAGTATTGATATCAGAGATTATATTTGGAGACTGCGATGCTGGGATAAAACTTGGCCCTACGATAGTTTTAGGTACATCGGCTGCCGCAGTTGGTAACCACGATAGGCTGAAATCTTTGAGACTAACCTTGAGATTGCCTGCAGGATCGAGAGTGACTAACTTATTGAGCAGGTCATCATTGATACTACCGTCAGCCTTGCCGACCATTACCTTGAGATCATCGAGGATAACTGCAGCGTGTTGGCTACTGGTGTAGTTAGGGTCAAGGACGTAGCGGTCAAAGCGGTCACGGAGTTTCCTGACGGCTGGCGTATTGTCCAAGAAGTCAGACATCTCAGCAATGAAGCCAGTGTTATCACCACGCTTGAGGTCTGCAGAATACTTCTTGAGAAGGATCATACCCTTTGAGCCAATAGGGTCTTTACCCTTGGCAACAATCTGAAAGGCCCAAGCCAACTTACCTTCTTGCGAGATGGGGCTAAGTTCTACGAAAGAGTTGTAAGCCTTCTTGTAAGCTTCGCCATCAATCTCAAAGTCAACGACTCTGCCCTTTCGTCGAGCAAGTTTGCTGACGCGAGAGAAGTAGTCATTACCTGTATTGAAGTTATATGCGCCTTCAGAGGCTGCCTGTAGCAAGCCTTGGTAGTCGCCATAGACTGCGAACTCGTATGTGAACCTATCGAAGTCGCTACCGAAAGCGCCCTTCTGGGCATCTCCAAACTTGTCTCGAAGAAGCATCTCGGCAAAGACTTGACGCTTTGCTTCTTCGCGCTCAATGGCGTTCTTATATGTCTTGCCAGCGACTTCTTCCCACTTACCTACGGTGGGGTTATATTCAAGAAACTTACCCTCGTCAATAGCATCCATACGGGCAATGAATGATTCTTTATCCGCTGCCTTGGCATATCGGTTGACTAGACCCAGGTTGAGTTCTTTAGATGCAGTTCTAGCCCTTGTCGCTATGCGACGTGACCTGACAACATCACTAACAGACTTGATAGCACCGCGACCGTTAGCAAGGTAGAAGAGATAATCTTCAATGGCGTTACGAATTGGGAACCTTGGTCCTGCCAAAGTACCCGTAACGAATGTAGACATAGCGCCATCTGCTAACCCTGAGTACTGCGTTCCCCATATACTTCCGAGGATTCCATCTCTAGCACCAAACTTATCAAGTTGGTCTGGGGTGATAAAGGCTAGTCGATCTGCGAGTTGATACTCATAGACTGCTGAGTCGAAGCCTGATGGCGACTGTGATGGGATACGTCCTGCTGGGTTATCAGCATCAACGACGCGGTTTGTATAGACCGCATCTCGACCTACAGTTCCAAGTGTTTCAAGAAGTCTGCGACCACCAGGAGTTCCGCGAAGTCCACGAAGTTCGCCTACTGCACTCTGCAGACCAATAAACATCTGGCGCTTCTCAGCAATATTGGCTGCTTTATACGCATCACCAATAATGCGAGAGGAATAGCGACCATAGACGAGGCGAGCATAACGCTCGAAAGCGATGGCAGACCTGGGGTTAGCAAAGTCTCCCAAGGTTTCCATATCTGGAATCAAGGCAAACTTGCGAGTGAAGTTATCAAGACGGGCGTTGACCCAAGGAATCGAGAATCTCTTGAACTGCGGCGCACCCTTGATGCGCTCTGCAGTAGCTGCACCAGCCTGAATAGCGTCGATACCTTCACGACCCATCAGGGATTCACGCGCTGCTTGGAGCGAACTTACTCCACGAGTGTCTGCCTCATCGAAGACAATGTTGCGAAGGAAGTCTGTGCTGTCCTTGTTGAGATTGAAAGTCCTAGATGTCTTGGTATAGAAGTCTAGTTTACGCTTGCGAAACTCTGAAAGGCGTGGAGATACCTTGATGGTAAATCCTGGCTGCCCGTAGAAGATAGGCTCTATACGTTCTGCGTTGGAAAGAAAAGCCTTGGCAGTATCAAGATCAAGAGTACCCTTGAAGTCAGAATCTGCAAACTTGATAAGTTCGTCAGCAACTCCAGCATCGGTCATACCACCGTTGAGTCTGCGGAGCTTGGCTGTAACTTCGCCAACTTTCTCAGCCTCGCCCGTAGCGCGAGCCGCCTTGAGTTCTGCTGCAGTCTTGGTGTATTCATCCCAGAACCTGGTGATGCCACGATCTCTGAAAGCAAAATCTACTTTGTTGGCATTGCCGATAGTCTTGTCGAGTGCATACTTACCAGCGATATAACCCTTGCGAGCCTTACCCAAGATAAGGGTTGGGTCTAAGAAGATACGGAAGGCTGCATCGACAGTACCTGAAATCCAGGTATAGAGACCAGACTTACCCTCAAGGTCTTCAGGTAGAAGTACCTTTGCGATATCTCGACCAAAAGAATACTTAGCTGCATTGACCTTGGCTACTGCTTCTTCAAGAAGCGGGTCTCCGCCTTCTTTGCCAGCATTGAAAGCCAAACGCTTTTGATCTTCATTCTGAGCGTTAGCGATAATCTTGTCCTGCGGGATACCCGCTGCAATCTGCTTTGCTACCCAGATGCGGTCTGCTCCGTAGAGTGCTGTTGCCTTCTGGATGCGGTCTGGGTTGAAGACCTGCTCACCGTTTGCACCAGAGCGTTGCCACGCATCAGCAGGGTTCATACCCTCTTGGACTGCGATTGTGCCTGCACGATAGGTGCGAGTTACTTGGTCAGAGAGCCAACCAGCAGTCTTGAAGATAGCCTTGACAGGCTCAACGATAGGGCGCGAGATGATGTATGCAGCCTGCCCGATGACACCACGTCCTGGAGTCTCTGGGTCTGCTACATCAAAGAACTGATTGATAGCCTCTTGCTTGTCTTGATCGAGGCTTGAATACTCGACCTGGGCAACACGAGGAGGAAGGTTGGAAAGTCTGACGTGCGTTGAGTACATATTGGTCAACGCATTGACCTTCTCCATTTGAGATGAGTTGAGTCTGGCCCTCATCGCTGCCTGGGTGATGTTACCTTTATTGAGGTCTTGTGACATTTACAGTCCCCGCGATACTGCCTGCTCGTATAGCGCGGCTATCTCCCCGTTGGTATCGTATGGAAGCATCTGAGCAAGAACTTGTGATAGTGGTTCCTCTGCATACATTGAACGACTCATAAGCGCTTCTGATCCAGGACCTGCACCAATATCAATACCTGCGGTAATTGGTTCGTCTGGACGCTGTGATGGCGCTAGTAGTGGAGTGACTTCTGCAAGTGCTGTACGTGGGCGACCAATCTTTGGGTCAGCGATACCACGTGTGGTGGCAGTTTCAGCGCCACCGATAATCTCTTCCATCTGCTTGCGCTCGCCATACTCTTTGGATGGTGGCAAGTCAGTACGTGTAGAGAACCTACCTGGTCCTGATGGTCCCGCAATGGGGTTCATCATACTCATTTAGTCCTCCATAGTTTCTAAATCTTGTGCGAACTGCTCCCACGCTTGGGAGACTTTATTCTGACGTGTTGCGTGATATGTTGCTATCTGTAATAGGTCATCTGTCAAGGCGTGAACACTTGATGCTATGTTGTGTACGAACCCAGCAAAAACAACCCCGAAGTCTGCAAGGGTAACCGAGCGAGGCACTCCGTCATCATCGTACATCGCTCAGTCCCCTCTATAAAACTAACTAGGCCTTCTTGCCCTTACGACCTGGTACTACCATTCCGAAGAACACCTTGCCGCCCTTTGGCTTTGATGTATCCATCTTGCCTTCGACTGGCTTTACTTCTGTAGCCTTCTTGAGTCCACCTTTATTCATATCCACCTCCTCTACTAAGCCGCGCCGCTGATTGAAGCGAGCAGTGTTGCTATATCTGGACGAGTAGCACCAGCAGGGGCTGCACCGCCAGGGGTTTCTGGAGATGGCTGCGAGGCAGGAGCGGGAGCCGCACCTGCTGGTGACATCTGTTGTTCCATCATTGCTTGCTCTTCGGGCGATGGCTCTTCTGGGGCAAAAGCCTTCTCGATGATGGTTTCTAGTTGGAGGCCTTTTTGTCTGCCTTTGATAACTTCAGCAATGCGAGTAATGATTTGAGTGGGGTCTTGCCCTTGCGCTGCAAGTGCTGGGATAGCTTGAGCATACTGAGCAACAGCAACGCGAAGAGAATCGCGCATCTCTTCAATGTCCACCCTTTGTTCTTCTTGTGTGACATTTAGCTCCATAGGGATTTCGCGGCGTACATAATCTCGTGAAACGAGTTTGTCGCTACGCATCTGGAGAAGTGCGATGATAGCGCGGTTAGGGTCCATTCCCGACATAATGCCGTAACGGACATCGACTCCGTACTCACCCTTGATATCGCGGGATGGGATGTACTTCATCGAATATGGTGTGCCATCTTCTTGACCCTTGATGGTCTTGGTGATGGAGCCAAAGACCTTCTCGTCTACCTCAAAGCAGACAGAGACAAGATCACCGAAGAGACGTGCGAACTGCGCTTGCGCTGCACGAACCTGTGTATCGAAGCCAGCTTGAAGTGCTTGCACTCCACGACCTGTAATGATCGACGCATCGAGATTACCGCTACGAACTTCTGGGTAGCGAGCGCCAAGGCGCAACTCACGCTCAAGAACGCCCGACTCAGTGAAGACACCGTTAGGGAGTTCTAGCGGCACACGGCGAATCGCTTGTGGATTGGCAGAGCGCATAATCGAATCTGGGCCAAGGGCCAGCTCTTGCACATCTTGTGGGATGGCAATAGGTGCTTGAATCGACTTCTCTGCCGCTTGGATTTGCAAGACTGCAAAGCGGGCGCGAGCCAACTGTACCGCTAGAACATCGTCGAACTGACCCCGCGCTTCACCATCGAGAGATGCTCGAAGAGCGACACGTGCAAGGCACTTGCCGACAGGGTTAGGCGTATTAGCCAAGACGAGGTTGTTGCGCTCTGGCAGGAAGATAAGGTCTTGATCTTTGTCGTGGTAACGGATGACTGATAGGTAAGGAGAGCCAGGAGTCATTGAGTTACGACTGATGATCTGGTCTGCGAACTCTGGGAACTGCGCTGCCATTGTCTCAGCATCGGATGCGATGATTTGCGTCAGGCTGATAGTGCGACCGAATCTATCAATCTCTGGATAGACACCGAATGGGTTGAGCAGACGGATGCGTGGATTATTGGTCTCGTAATCCATCTCGACAATACCTGGCAACATACCGTAGGTATTGAACCAGTCAGCGCCAGAGTACATCTGAATCTGTAGGTCAGAAGATGTGACGAAGTAGTTAGCAATACGGGTGCGGGTATCTGCTGTCTTGCGAGCAGAGTCGGAAACCATATTGGTCGCTGAACACTCAAAGGCAGGTAGTGGCGCCATTACTTCTGCGAGGTCACGGGCTGCTACGTCGACGAAGTTAGCGACGAGTGGCTTGGGGTATTCCTCAGAGAACATAGCAGGGTAGACCTTGGAGATGTCTCCCTGACGTACGGAGAGTACATCTCGCATACGTTGATCTCGTGCTGCGTAACGGGTCTGAAGGCGTGATGCCTTAGCCGCTACTTCCTTCACTGTCAGCATTGTTCTCCTTAGATGAACTGACGCTCTTTCTGCTCAAAGAGGTCGTCCAGATTTACTACTACTCGCTTGGCTTTTTCCGCTCTTGATAGAAACGGATTCTTCATATGATGGACATTGTGATTACCGTGATTGATAATCTCACGCGCTCTGATCTCGCAGAACCAGAGAGCCATCACCATATCCGTCTTACCCTTGGTGGTAGGTGACCAGGTAATCAACTGCTCCATCAGAGCCTTGATGTTCTCGGTCTGGTCCGACGGTAGGTGGATCAAGTTGTCTCGGTGGTGCTTACCATCAGATTGCTTTGTCCCGAAAAGGGTCGACATAGAAGCAACACCGAAGCCTGAATCCCATTTGTTATTGCCAGTGTGGTGTTCACGTAGAATCACGCCTCTGGTCGCCAGGTACTGGCGGATGCCCTCATCCTGAGTCAAGAAGGACTGGAAGGCGTTACGTTCGACAATCCACTCGCTAGGCTTGTACTTGTCTGTCCAGTCAAACATCAACTGGCGAATCTGTGCTGGCGTAGGTCCTGTAATCTTGACAGCATCGACGATGTAACGCTTGAGCGTTGTGCGGTCGACTGCGTAGCAGACAGCGGCGGTATCGCCCACCATCGCGGGGTCTAGGCCACAGATGAAGTGGAAACCTTGTGTAGTCTTGGGATGGCCTGGGTATCCTGCTGTGAGCGGTCCTGAATGACGCATCGCATCAATTGAACCCTTGACACATACGGGATCAAAAATAGCATCATCAGAAATATCTTGCTGCTGATAGATGAGCGCCCAGGTGGAAGCATCCATTGCCTGTCGCTCATTGAAGAGGTGACGACCATTCCATCGGGGATAGAGACCAGTATCAGGGTGTCTATCACTTTCTTCCTGTCCGTCGAACGGGGCATCGGAGTAAGGCCACAAGGTCACCCATTTCTCAGGGTCCTCGTTTGATTCTAAGAGCGCTGGCATCGCCAGGTAGGTCCAAGGGACCAGGCCACCAGGGTAACGGTCAGGAGATCGAAGCTCTTTGTAGAGGTCAACTGCCGCAACGCGGGTTCCTACGACGACCAGTTTACCCGTCGGGTTGAGACGGGAGCGTACATCTTGGGTCAGCCATTTGATTTGACGCTCGAAGTCATTGGCATTAGAGAGGGTGACCGCATCGTCGATAATAATCATATCGGCACGCTTGCCGTAAATCTGACCGCCAATACCAACCGCTTCTAGGTTCGGGTCCTTCTCGCTAGACTCACGGAGTTCCTCACCGAAGGTAACGCGGGTGGCCTGCCAGGAGGCAGTCTTGGTATTGAAGCCCACCCCAGCTGCATAGGCCTGCTGGAGTTCCTCATACATCGGATGGGTCAAGCGCTGCTTGATAGCGTAGAGGAAGTCAGCCGCTAGGCGCTGAGTCTGGGAAACTATCAGGACCCTGAAGTTCGGGTTGTTGACGATCTTGTAGGTGACGTAGTCGACGGTAATCGTCATCGACTTGGCGTGGTTCGGCGGGATATTGATGAGGATACGGTTATCCGCAGTCCCCTTCTCATAGCGCATCGACTGGTGTAACCAGGATGGCTCACGCCCCTCGATCACATCTATCAGGTTGCGCTGGTGGGGGAAGGTCTCGGACTTCAAGAACCTTCTGCGCCAGTTGACAAAATCTAAATCTGAGACCTCAGCGTCGGAGAAGTTCTTATTGATCGCGCCCAGGCGCGTCCTGTCCGACAGAGACTTGAACTTGGTATCAGACCTGCGGTAGTACTCATAGGTCTTGATCGACTTGCCTGCGGTGGCGCAGGCCTGTTCGACAGTCATACCTTCCGCTAGGCACTCAAGTATTACTTTTTTCGCCAGGTCAGCTGCTTGCTTATCACCCATTGGCTGGAGATAGTCCTCTCCCTACTAAATGCGGTGCAAAGCAACGCAATGCCTTTGCAGGCTTTGGCTCCCGAGCCGACGTTGCGTCGGTGCGAGGGGTAAATCCACTTAGTTCCTAGGGCCGCGAGAACGCCAGTGAAGCGGCCCACTGGGGAGGTGAAACTATGGCTGGTCCGTTTCACTCCCCTACTATATATAAGGCGGGAAAAATAGCACATTTCCCGCTGATGTGATGTATTTCACTAAAAGTTTACCGATGGATGTGTATGAATCGGACATATGGGGCGCAAAATGGATCGACTTTAGTCGAGATATTTGGAGCGGGTACAAACAGGGTCCCTCGCGCCTGCTATAATAGCGGGGGTCCCTTTTCGTGGCGCAAGCGAGGACGGTGGTAGCGGATGCCCTACCCTGCTATGGGACACCTTGCGAGGGCTTGCTACGCCTACGGCATACCGTCGCCCGTCGCCCGTCCTCTAATACCTCTCCCATCGTCCTAATAACCCGCCCCGATTCGATGCCGATCTCCTCCCCGTCGATTCGACTCGACCACGCTCACCCCACACGGGGCGGTGTCTCCTCGAAGCCCCTCGATGCCCGCCCCTCTTCGCCCCTCCCTCGAATGTGATCGACGACACACCCCTCACAACTTGACTCGATGGGGTAGGCGACCCCATAATGATCCCCATCGGCAGGACACGCCTAGCCGATTAGGACACTCGAACAAGTGTTCTAACGAACCGATAAGGGGCAACATATGACTCGCAAGGACTACATACTCATCGCTAAGGCAATTAGCGACGCACTCGATCGCATCGACGACGCGCCTAACGCTATCGAGTTAGCGGAAGATGCTCACGCGTCGATCACCATCGTCATCGACCAACTAGCGAAAGCACTCGCTACCGATAACCCTCGCTTTCACGCGGATCGCTTCCGCCTAGCGTGTAAGACCGGACGCGAGAAGCATCTGGCAGACCTCGCCTAGATCGTGCCTATCGCTCACCGCGCAAGCGGTGGGCGGTGGGGATGCGCTAGGCATCCACCTAACGGAAAGGGATCAAGATGAGCGAGTGGCTAGTAAGTAGAGAAGCGATCGAAGCGAATCTAGGGAAGCCCCTTAGCGAGGAGCAATGGGCAGAAGTAGCGGAAGAAGTGCGCGGGCGCGTCGATAACTTCATCGAGGAGATCATCGACGGAATCGTTGAGGAGGTAGTCGCGTGATCTATCGAGTCGAGATCAAGGGGCGGGGCGTGATGCCTTATGACTTCGCATCGAAGCAGGAAGCGGAAGATTACGCGGTAACGATGACCGTGTGGACGGGAGGGGCGTATCGAATCCATCGAGTGAAGGCGTAGACCCTGCCTATCCTTCACCCCGCAAGGGGTGAGGGGTAGGGAGGTGCTAACCGTTAGCATCCCGATAATCGAGAAAGGTAATCGAATGAATGAAATCCAGGAGAAGACCATCACTAGCGTCACCGTGAGCGGGTCAGACTTCCGCGATCTCATCGCGGGCGCACTCACTCACGCATCTAAGGATGAGACCCTCGCCCGCCTTTGCGGGGTATATCTAGGACGGGAGGAGGGGAGAGTGATCGCGGTCGCAACGGATCGCTATCGCTTGATCGAGGGGAAGATCGAGAGCGAGGGAGAGGGAGAGAGTAAGCCGATCCGCCTAGCCTATGGCGATGCCAAAGCTCTTTCATCCGCTCTCGCTAAGGTGAAGAGGGAGAAGGTAACGCTCACCCTTGCGGGCGATATTGTGAGCGTCACGGTAGCGGGATCGACTTACACCTACACCGCCCACCTCGACGATCTACCTCCCTATCGTCACCTCCTCGATGAAGCGGATCGTAAGCCCGTAGGCTTCCCGCATCTATCGGTGAATCCCGCTTACTTTGCCGATTACGCGAAGATCGTCGTGAAAGGCGGGAGTGTAGTGGTGCGTCAATGGGGAGAGCATAAGCCCTACCATATCGAGATCAAGGGGACACCCGTCGAGTGGCGGGCGATGCTAATGCCTATGAGAGTGAGGGACTAGGGCGTGAGCTTTGCCTATCTCTCTACGGTAGTGTGCTATCGTAGGGAGGTAGGGAGAGATCAAGCTCTCCTAATCGAGAAGGGTAAGGATATGGAAGAGACAAGGCGCGAGGTGTTAGCCGATTACTTCGCGGAAGAGTGGCTAATGGTCACTGAGAATACGCAAGAGCAACACGATCTAGTAATGGAATACGCGAGAGAGTCGGAGTCAATGGTCGAGCTATCCGACAAGCTACGCGATGAATGGGAGACTCTCGCTAGTCAGATCACCGCGCTAGTCGAGGAGAAGATGAGTGAAACCGCTTCGCTCTATGTCGCGCAACTACTCCAGGGGTGGGGTAGCTATCCGTTCGACAAGATCGCCCGTCACTATATGAATGAGAAGGTGAACGCGTGAGCGAGTTCGAGGTGAGAGGTCTCTATTATGGAGAGTGGGAAGTGGTCTACACCGCTACCACTAGAGAAGAAGCTAGGCAGATTCTCGCTGACTATCGAGAGAATGAGAAGGGGACGGCTTTCTCGATGAGGAGGGTCTACGCGTGAGGCTCACCAAGAGGGGAGAGAGGGTCTTTTATGCCCTCCTCCTTATTGTCGGGGCGAGTGTCCTCGCCCTCATCTATCATCTATCTATCTCCATCCACTACACGGGTGAGAGATACTGTTACGGGTCATTTATCGAGTGCTACGGAGAAGAAGGAGAGGGCAAGAAATGAACGAGGTTAGAGGCTTCACAATATACGAGAAAGAGACGGGGAGGGGGCTGGCTACGCTTCCCCTCACTATCCCCATCGGGGCAACAGTAGAAGGATTCGAGAGGGCTGGCT